AGTTCATCTGCATCAAGCCTTGGGGATCCATGGGGTTGTACGTTTGGTACGGCATGGGGATTCCTTAGTAAACCGGAAGTTCTTCCGGCAGAGTATCTGAAATCGTTGGCAGAGTCAGGGCCATATCAACATACGAGTCGATGGCCTTATACCCGATAGTACCAACATTGCCTGAATGGACTGTTCGATTGAAGAAGTTTTCCGGGGATTCCCCGAAAATGATCATTGGATTGAACCGGGTAGTTTCCTGCAGCAAGTCTTGAGCTTTCTTCAAGAGCTCATTCTTCTCAGTCATCTCGTCTTGTAGGGCGCTGAACTCAGTAGCCAGGCCCGCCAGGTCTTCCATGACCACAGTTCCCGAGGCTTTGACCAGGTTCAATGACACCTGGAGAAGCTGAGCTGCGGTTGCTGGCAGACCAGTAGTGCCTGCTTGAGCCCAGTTGGCACCGCCAACAATGGCTGCCACCACTGCCAGGAACAAAGCAGATTCGACTCCAAGCTCCTTGACCAAGAACTCGAAGAACTTCTTGGTTGCGTAGGAGATCAAGATGGTGACTACGACAAACTGAACAAAGGCATACAGAGTCGTCACTGCAGCCAGCGTTGCTCCGTAGTCGTAGACCGCCATAACGATGGCGATGATGAACAAAATCGTTGAGAAGAAGCTCTGCTGATACCACTTCACCTTCACAACTTGAACGCTGTTCACAATCACATGTAGTGCTTTGGAGTAGAGCCGCTCCTGAAACTGCAGTGAGTAGTTTCTGGTGATGGAGTAGTCCAACGGAACCAGCAAAGAAACACTGGTCTCAGTCTCTACGTCGCTGTGATCGCCTTCAATGAAATAGCGCATCTCCAGGTCTTGCACCTGAATCTCTTCGTAGGTCGAGTCCGTGATCTGTCTGCGGTAGCAGTGAAACGAAGGAACTCGAGGCTTGGGTTCCAAAGCCTCCTGAGTCGTGACATCTACTGGCTCAGCCTCTACAGCGGCGATGACCTGGCTGGAAGTCTCCCCGACCTTGAGGCCAGTCACCGTCCCGGCGATGACGCGCTTGCTGATACCCGTAGAAGACAAGGTGTGCTTCACCAGGCTGTCAGCAACGGTGATCGCTTCTCGTGGCCACTCAGTGTTGATCGCCCGGCCTACCACCCAAGGGTCGACGTTGTTGTACCCGCTGTCGTAGAGCTCGCTAAAGAAGTCAAAGAGGTAGCGACAAGAGTCTTTGTCTGCGCTGCTCGCCGGCACCATCAAGCCAATGTAGGCCTGGGCCACATCCCCAATGTCTGGGTTGGCATGGATGGCCTCATCGAGCTCGTCGTAGCTCACGCCCAGCTTCTTGCAGATCTTCACTGAATCCAGGTACTGAACGGAGTTCTGGTTCACAGAGATCCGCTGCTTGTTCGTCCGAAAGTGGATGAACGGAAAGAAGTCCTTGCTGAGATCCTCTGCTGTCGAAGTGCCCGTGAGCACATTGTCCAGAGTCGGATGCACAGCAGAACCAACCTCGTAGATCCAGTACTTCTTGACACCCCCCACGTAGTAGCTCACCTGCACAAAGTCGCTGGAGTCTGCGTACTCACTGTTGGTGATGTCAAAGCTGCCGCTGATGACAGGCCCAGTAGGCGTGTCGTCGTAGGCGTACAGCACCCTGGCGAAGTCGTCTGTAGCCGCAGGATCGACTCGCACAGCACTGTGCTTGTTGACCATGTCGTTGAGCTCAGGGTACAAAAACTGGGCCTTGCGATTGGGGCTTGGCCGAGTGTTCGGAGGCTGGCCCCACTGCGCTGTAGCGATAGGCAAGTAGCTCCCTGCCCTGCTCTGCGGAATCACCACCAGGATGTCATCCAGGTACACGTCCTTGCCCAAGGTCGTGCTGAGAGTGTTCAGTCTGTTGTTGGCTGTGTTGTAGCCATGGTTCTGCACCAGCTTGAGCCAGGTGATGTGCAAGATGTTCGGTGCCCCGATGTGCAGGTATTCAATGCTGACCGGCTGGCCTTCAAGCGTGTCGAGTACCGCCTGAACAGCAGGTTGATGCGCTGAGCTTGCAAAGCGCTTCACACCAGGGGTGCCGAAGACGTAGCGGTTCTTTGCGAAGTTGTGCATCGAGCGCACGCGAGAGCCCACGCTCCGGAACAGATCGGTCAGGATGGCATTGGGCAGATCCTTGTCTTGCAAGATCCCCCGAAGCGTTCCTGAGATGACCGAGCTGGGGATCAGATCATCTTGGATCAGCCGGCTGGCACTCGTGCCCACATAGGTCTTGTACTTGCTGCTGAACAGGCCCATTTGCTTCTCCCAAAAAAGAAGGGGCACAAGGCCCCTTGTTTTGTTTCACCAGGGCAGATTGATCAGGCCCCGACACCTTCAAGCAGCTTGTTGACTGCCCGGCCCACCGATGCGTCATCGAGCTTGTTGGTGGCGTTGGCCTGGGTGCCTTCGTCAGTCGTGCGCCGCACGTTCCAGCTGTCCACCATGAGCTTGGCAGCCTTCTGCTCAGCGTCTCGGGTGAAGCCGTTGGTTTGAGCCACGTACAGAGCCTTCTGACGCCCCACCACGCTGTCGGCATCCACCGCCACAGCAGAGACCTGAGCACGCTCTGTGACGATCTTCTGAGCCAGCAGATCGGTCTCGGCAGTGGTCTTGCCTTTGGTCAGCATCAAGACATCGTATTCAGCCCGCAGCTTGCATTCCTGGGCCACCAGGACAGTGCCTTCGGTTTCAGCGTTGGTGGTCTTCACCACAGTCAGCGCTTTGTCCAGCACCATCTGCTCGTTCTGACGCACCAGGTTAGAAGTCTGCTGTTCGATCTGGAGCTTCTGGGCCACCAGATTGGTGGTCTGCTGGGACACCTGTGCAGCTTGAGCGTCCAGCACAGCCCCTTGTTTGGGGATGTTGAGAGCTTCCGCCACCAGGTTCGTGGTTTGCTGCAGCACCTGAGCTGCCTGACGATCCATCAGAACACCCTGCTTCGGGATGTTCAGGGCTTCTGCTTCTAGGTTGGCAGTCTGCTGCTCAACCTGAGCAGTTTGAGCGCCAACACGAGCAGTCTCAGCTTCGATCTGCAGCTTCTGACTGGCCAAGTTGGCTGTCTCTTGAGTGAGACGGGCACGTTGAGCGGTGGCGGTCAGAAGCTCGTCTTGCAGGTTCAGCAGTTGCTGGTTCAGCACTGCGGTCTGCTTCTCCACCTGAGCTCGTTGAGCAACAGCGGTCAGACGCTGCTCTTCAAGAAGCTCAAGGTTCTTCTCTTTCAGCACGGCATCCTGGTTGGTTGCCGTCTGGTTCATCAGGAACTGCAGGGCCGTGCCCATGACGGCTTGCACAGAACCCAGGTACACCTGAGCGTACTCTGCACCCTTGATCCGACCTTTCTCGAACTCCTGCTCCAGGTGCGCTTTCGTCGTCCGCATGAGGACATCGAACACACCTGCACCAGCGATGTTCGCAGCAGTGAGGTCAGCCAGTTGGATCGGATTGAAGGGTGCAGTCATTCAGGTTCTCTGGGTTCTGTGTAAGCCGCGGACTTGATCAGTCCACCGACTGGGCCATGGCTTGGCGACGAGCCAGGTCAGCCAGTTCTTCCTTAGTCAGCTGGGGCAGGATTTCGATGGCGAACTCCTTGATCAGCTTGCCCTTGCGCACCTTCTCGCCACGTGCGCCCGTGACCGTGTAGAAGCTCTGGCACTGACGGGCTTCCAGCATGTCGAGCATGATCTGGGGGATGTGCCAGCCATCGTCGGCGTTGAACGGGATGTACTTGCGCACGGTGCCGATCACACGGTTGCTCACCGAGAAGATCTCGCCTTCCCATTCCTTCTTGTTCGGGTTCATGCACTGCAGGCGCACACGGATCAGCTTCATGGCTGCGTCGTAGTGGGCCTTGGCCAGCTCGTCGGCAGTCGGAGGACGCACCGTAGGAGCGACACCGGCAGTCTGTTCGGCCACTGCAGCTTCGGGTGCAGCCTGGCCTTGGATCTTGGCGTTCACCTTCTCACGCAGCTTTTCCAGGCCGATGGAAGGGTGGTAGCTGATGCCCAGCAGATCGGCACGTGCCTTCAGGGCACTCAGTTCGTCTTGGGGAGCATCGTCGTGAAGGGAGTCCATGTGTCTGTCTTGTCTTTCAGTTGGGAGAAATCTTTCAAAAAGGGGAGCCAGTTGCCCAGCTCCCCTTTCTTACTTCACTGCTGGCTTACAGCAGAGCTGCCGTCATGATCAGGCCCAGACGCTCCGAGCGGAGGATCATGAAGCCGTAGTACCACTTGATCGACATGAAGCCGGTCTCACCGTAGGGATCGGTGCGGTCAGCCGTTTCCAGGCCAGGCTTCTTGTTGTGGATGGTGAACTTCGTCGACTTGCCGTCCGTCTGGAACGAGATGGTCGTGAAGGCACCTTCACCGATCGCCAGCATCGGGAACACGTCGTAGCGACCGTTGGTGCGGTAGTACAGCGGATCCGAACCGTAGGCACCAGCGCCGGCCCACTTCGTCATCTCGGGGACGACGATGATGCGCCAGTTGTCCACCGCGCCCACCTCACCCATCATGGTTGCACCACCAGCGGCGTACTTCTCGATGGAGATGAACGCCGGGTTGTTGTGCAGATCCTTCATCGCCTTGATGGTCGGCAGCAGCTCCGAGCCGATGTACAGCGGACGCGCACCGGGGATGACACGGGTGTCCACCATGCGGGTGCCGGTGAACATCGTGGTCTGCTTCGGCGTGCGAGCGTTGTCCAGGTCGATGGACAGGCGCATCAGGTCACCGTAGTCGACCAGGCCCTGGTTGGCACCGGCAGCAGCGGGATCGATGGTCTGACGGCTCGTGGCGTTGCCAGGCCAGCGGATCGTGCTTGCCGAGGTCAGCAGGTCGATCTGCAGGGCATCTTCCGTCATCTCGGCAGCGCCGTTGACCATCTCACGGGTCACGTGCTGTTCGAGGTCGGCGTCCGAGTCGAAGTCCAGCGATTCCTTGGTGTACTCGTCGAAGAAGCCGAACTTCTCCAGCGAGCCTTCCAGTTCACGGCGCTTGAAGCCGACACGGTTCACCCGGCCACCGTTTTCCGACAGCACCGGCATCTTGCCGTTGATCAGGCCGATGTCCTTGGACGAGCCGTACAGGTTGCCCGAGCCACGCTGCACCGTCGCACCGAAGCCCAGAGCCGCCACCGCGTTGGCGTTGGTCAGGTTCAGGTACTTCACGACACGGTTGGGGGCCATAGTCGTGTTCAGCGAGATCAGCGTGCGGCCAGCACCACCCGAGCCACCGGCACCAGCGGTAGCGACGTTCTGCTGACCGTTGGAGGGACCGTTGACGTTCAGGTTGATGGCGGTCACCGCAGCAGCAGCCGTCGCATCGGTCACCGTGATGAAGTCCGGGAAGCTGACGTAGTACTCGGTGATGGCGATGGTGGCGCCGGCAGCGTCGATGCCCTGGTCGTTCAGGTTGGCGTCGTCGAGCAGCGGCAGGTAGTGGTAGCGCTTGATCTTCTTGCCCATGTTCTTGGGCATCGAGATGGCGTCAGCGACCTGGGTGAAGTACTGCTCCTTGCGGGCCTCGATCAGCGCCTGCTTGATGAAGTAGTGCGGCTGGAGTTGGCCCTGCTGCACGACACCGTTGACGGTGCCACCAGTGTTGATGTCCGAATCCGGACCTGCTTTGAATTCACGAGTCATTTCGATTCCTTGGAGAGATTTGAGAAAAGTTCAGGGTGAAAGATCAGATGCGACGCGAAGTCATCTTCTGGAACTCTTCATCCGACATCGACAGAGGGTTGAACTCTTCTTGCGGAGCGGAAGAGACAGGAGTTGGCTTGGCCGGAGCCGCTGCGCGCTTCTTGTCTTTGATCAGCTGTTCCTTCGTGGCCGTCTGAGGTTTCGGCTGGATGAAATCACCAGGCTTGGCTTCTTCGGTTTTCCCCTGGCGTCCCAGGTGGTCGAAGCCGCCACGTGCATTGATGTCATCCCCGACTTGCTTGTAGGCCTGCAAAGAACTCAGCCCATTGAGTTGGCCGAAAAGGCTCTTGCGCTCGATCTCCTTGGCGATCACGTCATAAAAGCCAGCTTCGATGTGGCTGTTGATGAGCTTGAGCAACTGAGGAGACTGCGCAACAACCTTTCGGCTTTCTTCGTCCCACTGCTTGGTCACCACATCGATCGTTCGTTGGAAGGACGGGGTGCTCTGGATCTCGTCCAGCACCTCATCCAACTCGACCTCACGAGCGTCGACCTTGCGAGCGGTTGGCGTGTAGCCATCGGCTTGCTTAGCGTCCAGATCCATGGGATCTAGACCGCTTTCCTTGACCAGCTTGTTGACCGCACCCGGAACCTTCTTGTCCAAGTCGATCAAGTAGCTGAGCTTTTCTTCGCTGAGCAGCCCGTTGTTCTCGAGCATCTTCAGCAGCATCAGGTTGGGCTTGAGCGCCGCCATCTTCTTGGCGTAGTTCGCACCCATCTGCATCAGCTGGATTGCCTCGTCCACGTTCTGGACAGAGATTTCCTTGCCGTTGGCTTTGAACGGAGCCGTGAGCTGCTTGTAGGCAGCCTCGTAGTCCACCGCAGCAGCCTCTTGAGCAGGCTTGTCCTTAGGGATTTCAGCTTCGGTCTTCTTGTCTTCTGCCTTGGTGGCATTCGCTGCTTCGCCCTCGCCCGTGTGAGCTGCGTCGCCTTCGGCGGCTTGCTCACCAGGCTCGGTTGTCGCAGCTTCGCCACCTGCGGTAGCAGCAGGAGCTTCGGTCTCACCAGGTGCTTCTTCTTCCTCGACGGTCTCGGCTGCAGGAGCAGCTTCCTGAACGACCACAGCAGCGGGCTTGGTCACAGGGCCAGTCGGGGTGTAGTTCACCAGCTCTTCGTCCGGAAGATCCAGGAACGAAAAGGCATCGTCAGCGACGGTGGTGTCTTCTTGAAGATTCTGGGCAGACATTCTGGTTAGGTATCCTGGACGAGTAGTTCGATGCGGGTTTGTTCAGCAGCATTCAGGGACATCCGAGCAAGTTCTGCTTGCGCTCGGATGCCTTCAAAGTACTGATGGAGCTGGCCAATCGAATCCAACTTGGACACGATGGCCTGCTGGGCTTCAGGAGATTGCTCACTCTTGGCAGCTTTCAGGTGCACCAGCCGAACAGCTTCCTTTTGGAGGTAGCCAGTCAGCACGACTTCTTGGAAGTCCCGGCTGTTCATCAAACGCTCCAGTGTTGCAGCGAGTTTCACTGCAGCACTGTAGTGCTCAATATCTTTGTCCAGGCTCTGAAGTAGTTTGGTGCTCATCCGAGATACTGTTTCAACGGGGTATAACTCCTTGGGCGGAATATACACCGGAAAATCAGAATATCACGCTGCCTTCTTCATCATCCTGGCTTTCATGTACTCCTTGACCAGGTCCATTTGTTTCTCTTCGCGCCGTGCCCCCATATCCAAGACCTTGAGTTGAGCCTGGCTACGGGCTTGCTCACCATGGAGTTGGAGATCACGAGCTTGAGTAACCCCAGATTCCTGCTCAACAAACTGCAGGTTCTTGAGATCAGCGGCTGACTGCAAATCACCCGCCTTGGCTGCCTCAGTGCCCACCTTGGCGCCTGCCAGTTGGCTGTCGGCTTGGAGCTTCATAGCCTTGGCCATGGTTTCTTGCACCTGAGCCTGCAGCAGTTGAATCTGCAGTTGCTGCATCTGCTGCTGCATCGGGTCAGGCTGCGGCTGATAGCTCTCAATCCGCTTGGCCAGATCAGGCATCTTGCGCAGGCGAGCGATGTCGCTGAGGATCATCTTGCTCATGCCAGGGTCCATGTCGTTGCCGATGGTCTGCAGCATGAAAGCCAGTTCACGGGCTTTGTTGTCGTCCTCTTCTGCCGTCGAAATCGACAGCTTCAGGTCGAAGTTGCCGGCCAGGTCATCACGACGAACCAGCACAAAGTCTTCGTTGGTGATCCGAATGACCTCTTCTTCGGACAGAAACTCCGCGTTCATGGCAATGAACTTGCGGCCGATCTGAACGATGCCTTCAGCAAGTCGGCGCAGGATGCCGAGCTCACGCTTGGATGCAGCATCCAGAGCGCCACGAACACCGGCAGCCACATCACCCAGGCTCTGGCCAGAGACCCCACCGGCAAAGCTCTTCACACCGGTCAGGGAATCCGAG